TTAGGCCCAATGGCATAACCATCAGTAGAAGATGGTGCAGTACCGACAGCAGGAGAAAATGTTACAACTTTACTTGTACCATTGTAGTCTGTAATAGTTCCGCCAGTTCCAGAGGCATCTCCACTTGTAAAATATATGTCACTATTTACGATAGAATCATCAGCACCAAGACTAGAACCAGTAATTGTAACTGTGGTTGTATTTGTAACACTAGAAAGGTTTCCTACTTCACCTAAGTACTGTGATCCTCTAGTGGTCAGATGAATAACTTCAATCGCACCATTACCACCACCAGATGCTGCAGCTGCAGTTTCAACATCAAACTGAACCTGAGCTGGAGAATTATCAAATGTGTTGGCAAGTGTTCCATTTGCACGTCTTACTGTGTCTACTGGAATAAAATTTGGTGTTACAAATTTTAATGCATCTGAAGCAGAAATTTGATACATAAATTTCCACTTATGACCATCTGCTGTTGAAATAATACTTGTTCCAGTTCCAGTTGGTTTAACAGTAGAAGTTGTTGCGACAGATCCAGATGAGTTTGTTTCACTATTTGATAAACACTTATATACATTAAAGTCATCTGTCATCACATAAAAATCTTGACTAAAAAGTGTACTAGTGTTATCAGTAAAAGCAAAATAATTAGTATTGTTAGTCCAGTTTTTTCTTGGAATAGCGTGTGATACATCTGAAGATGTAACTTTTTTTGCAGCAATCATGTCACGCCAATTTTCATAGTGAGTGTTTGCTACAGAATCAGTTGGACTAGGTGGATTTGCATCATCACTCCATCCAGTTACCTTTCCGATAAAAAGGTACATATTACTATTGAGGAGTCCACTAGAGTCTGTGACAGCTGCCCCAGATGAAAATGACACCTCATCAAACGCTTCTAAAAATTGTTTAGCGTTATGAATGCGAAATTTGTTAGTTACTAAAGCGGCCATTGTTTCCTCCAAAACCTTTTTTAAAAAAATTATTCTAAAGCTGTTGAAAAGCTTTTCTAATATATTTAGTCATCAAACAATCTGTTCTGTTCTTGAAACTAATATAGCAGAATCAGATCTTTTGAAAAAATCTGTTGATGCATTAATTGTCATTGATGTGTTGTTAGCTATTGTTTCAATATCAAATTTCCCCATATCTAGATTCAATAATCTATAATCATTACCAGCGGGTTGATCTTCTATTAATATGGAATCATTACTATCAAAAACTATTTTATGTTCTGAAACTTGAAAGACATCTTCAAGCATCATTTGTCCTCCTTCTTCACTTAGTACATAATTTAAAGTTTCAGTTTCGCTGTCTTCTAGTAGAAGTGCGTCACTCAATTCCTTTAAGAGAACATTATCATCTTGAGTTGTTTCATTACCTTCATGATCTTCAGTTGATATAAAACCACCAGAATCATCTTCATTTAAAACTTTACTATGAGCAATACCTAAAGAAACATTTTGTGGTGAATCTTGAAAAGCAATATATCCACCAATTGAATCTTCAGCTAAAATTCTTTCTCCATCTTCATATATAATATCATTTCCAACGATATCAGTAAATGCCGCAATAGATAATGTAAATGTTCCAAGACCATCTGAGTCTTCACCTCTAGTAAATCCATGATTGACATCACCCTCTCCATTAAAAATTAAATCAATTCTAACACGCTCAGTTGTTGGATCAAGACTGAAAGCTTCCATTATTATAACTGAGGTAGAATCTGCTGGAGTATCATCAAGTGCGTATTCAACTTTATAGTTTTCTGGTGAACTTATTGTTCTAGATTCTTCAACTGTTATTTCATTAAGATTGTCAGATACTGCTGTAATAACTGTTGAATCTTGTCCATTTTGATAATAAAATCTTCCATTTTCTACTACAGCAGAAGGAAATTGACCACCAGATACAGTTATAGTTGTTCCAGTTTGAGTAACAGTTCCTACATTATAATATTTAAAGAAAAAATTCTCCAAAACAAAATGACTTGAGCCATCAGACTCATCCGCAATTAAATCTCCATTTTCAGCTTCAATAACTACATTTTCTGATTTATGTGTTGCAGCTTCTAATAATATATTGTCATCAATAGTTATTGATTCATCAGCCTCATCTCCAAATCCAAGAAATGGAACGAATTCCCCTATAATAAAATCTTCTTGAACTACATTATCTAATGTAAAATCTTCTAATTTAATTTGATCAACTGCTTCTTGAAGAATACCTTCCTCTTCTAAAATTAAATCGTGTAATCCAACATGGCAAAGTCTTTCTGGAGCTGGAATTAGTGTGTGTATATCTTCTTCTGTAAAAATTTTACTTCCATCTTCTTGTTGGAGAAGACCAAAAATATCTGGATTATTATTTTCTAAAATAATTGAATTTTCTTCTGGTGTATCTTGTTCTAATACTATAACTCCTTTTTCAGCTTCAAGAACTATAAGATTATTAAAGTCAAATTCAAATTGAGTGACAGTTCCAGTTGCAGTTACTACTTCACCCGATAATTCTGAAAGAGCAACTGATCCGTATGTTCTATTTCCAAAACCTCTAGTTAAGAAACTACCTTCATTAAGAGTGTCACCAGTATTTAAAGCTGAAACTGTAGGTCTAACTGATGCAGCAACACTAGGAAATTCTACTTTAAATTTATTTTCTTCATCAACTTCTAGAAGGAGTTTTTCTCCATCTTCAAAAATAATTTCACCTCCACCACCACTTGTGCCAACTTCTAATTCAATACCAGAACCCTCTTCATTTATAAGAAATCCATTATCATGTTTTCCATGTACATTTTCAAGTTGTAGAAACATTTCTCCATCAGAGACTATTTCAATTTCTCCTATACCATCTACTTCTTCTGTCATAGAAGATTCTGTGGCAATATATACTGGATTTGTACCATCAGATTCTTCTAATAATATGAAGTCATACTGATAACCTACGGATGTTGTTTCTTGCTGTTCATATAAAATTTTACCATCATCCTCATAATGCAGATCACCACCATCATTTTCTAATCTTACATTTTGTATATCATCAATTTCCATCACTATTCGACTAGTGAAACTAAGGTCTAGTGTTGCAGAGCCTGATTCAGCTGTTGGAAAAAGAAGCATTGGTAACAAGAAACCAGTTCCAGAATCATAAGACTCACCTTTAAAATTTGTATCAGTAATAAATTCTTCTATCTCAAGTATAATGGTATCTGCAGTATCATCTGTAATAATAACAAATTGATCATTTGGATCTTCACTTTGAATATTTTGATAAATTGTTGTTGGTTCTTCTAACAGATATGCTCTAGCATCTGCATCATCATTTTCAAAAAGAAAATATGAAGGACTTCTATCTACCGGCTCATCTGAGTGTGATGTATCTGGAAGAGAATAATTTACAGTATATTCATTAATATCATCTCCACGCCAACCAGTAACAAACAGTTGAGAATGATTATTACTAAAACAGAAGCCTCTTGCTCTGTTTTCTTCATTTGTTACATCAAAAACTCTATTTGTAAAAGATGCTGTTGAAATATCAAATGCAGTTGTTAATGAGTATTCATGAATGCGAGCATTGGTATTACCCTGTAAAACATACATGAAAGTTCCATCTGCATTGAATTGTACTGCTGATGGATTACTGCGTCCTGTTCCTTCTATTGAAAAATTTTGAGTAAATGATGCTGTCGAAACATCAAATGCAGTTGTTAATGCATATTCATTAATATCGTCACCCTGCCAACCACTAACATACATTTTAGTTCCATCATTATTAAATGCCAAACCATAAGGCTGACCTTCTTGGCCACTAACATCAAAAATAGTACCATTTGGGGAGGCTGTTGAGAGATCAAAACCTGTACTTAATGCATATTCATCAACATTATCACCAGATTGACCTAACACAAACAATTTAGTTCCGTCTAGATTGAATTCTATACTATTTGCCGCTGTCTCTTCATCACTAATATCTAACTTATGAACAAAAGTTAATATTGAAACATCAAATGCTTTTGATAATGAATATTCATAAACTCCATCATTACCCCTACCTAACACAAACATTTTAGTTCCATCATTATTAAACTTCACATCTCTCACATCACCATCTTGAGCCCTTAAATTAGATGAGTTTTGGACAAATGTAAAGAGGCCGTATTCCGCGTAAATTGCAGTACGGAACTCGTCATTATCAGTATCGTATGCACTAGGTTCTTCAAGATGAAGGGCATCATTATTTTCTTGTATAATAAATCCTACATCTGTGAGAGAGGGGAGAGTATAAGATTCTAGTTGAAGTTGATATTGTTCTTCTTGTACTAGATCACTATCAAAATTTTCCATTTGAAAATGTGAAGCTTCTTCTTCATTACGAATTCTAATTGTTCTTTCTACTCCTTGTGATTGAAGAAGAATAGAAAGTCCATCCTCATATAAAAGATCACCATCTTCAGCTTCTAATCTTAAAGTTTGTACTAAATCTACATCCTCTTCAAGAGCAAAATATGAGACACTATCTTCTCTAACTTGAGAATCACCCCCTTCAGCTTGTTCCAATTCCATGTACACAGTTTCAAAAGTACCACCTAATGGAATTTCTAATCCTATTGGGCGGTCTGATTCATCAATTAGTTGTCTTTCAAGTAATACAAAAGCACCATCTTCTTGTATAAGATTTCCTTCTTTTTCAGTAAATGTAAAAACACCTTCTTGTTGTATTTTAAATCCCTGTGAAAATTTACCAGCCTCATCTTCTTGAACAAAAAAAGTGCCATCTTCCATAATAATATAATTACCAAAAAATTCATCTATTTGTAAAGTAAATGAACTTAGAACATCAACCAATATATTATCGCCATCTTCAGTAGTAACTCTTCCAAGTTCTGGTTCAAAAAATTCAAATATTATTGGTGAAGAACCATCATTTTCTTCATTTAATAAAACACCTTCATGAGAAAAATTATCATTACTTGTTTCACCATCTTCTAAAAGAAGTACATCTCCATTGTCATTTGTAGCATCTTCTAACCTTGTACGAGACAACATATCTTCAGTAAGTAAGAAGTCAGCTGTTTCTTCTATTAGTCTATCTCCAACTTCTCCACCTAAATCTTGTTCAAGAAGAATTTCACCAGTATTTTCAAATGCGAGGAAAAAATCAAATTCTTCTAAAGAAATTACATCACTTCCATGTTCTAACTGTAAATCAAAATCAGTGCTAGATCCAGTTGTGTCAAGTCTTGCATCATTTTCTGGGCCAGCAAAAATTCCAGAAGAAAATGATTTGAATTCAAAACTAGATTCAACCTCAATTTGATTGTTGGTTGAAGCTGTATTTGAAGTATAGAACTCAATTTCATGAAAGTTATAAAGTGAAGCATTTTCTGTATTTGCTACTTGTGCAGTATTTGCTTGAGTTGAGTTTATATTATTTGTAGCATCATTGAATAGTTTAACAGACAGTTGATCTGTCATTGAAATTTCACCAAACAAAGCCATTCCAGCTGGGTGTACTAGTTCTAATATCTTATCTCTATAAGTGGCAACGTCTTTATTTGTTTTAACAACATATGAAAAATCTTGATAATACAAATTGTCTTGCATTTTATTTGTACCACTCAATAATCCATAGTTACCATTAAAGTATCCAGTATATTCTGCATAAACACCAACATTTCCTGTCAATGTTGCAGTACCATCACCAACAGCTGAAGCATTAATCGTTGGAGCCGAAGCGTATCCAGCACCAAAATCGTAAACTAAAACAGTTTCAATTGCACCAACTGCAAGTTGTGCAACTTCAATAATTGCGTTGTTGCCAGGTATTCCAGTATTTGCAAATGTACTATTCGCTTCATCTATTCCACTCTCAACTATAATAGATCCATTACTTGCAGAATTACTGTAATCATCATTTGCAGTTCCTATTCCATTTTCAAAAGATATTTGTGTGGTTGTAGAATCTTCAGTAAGTAATAAATCTGCCAATACATTTGCTGTAACAATTTTTCTAACAGTTAATGAAGTCTCACTATCATCAGTAGGATCACTCGCGAGAGTTACAGTATAAGTAGAAGAATTTGTAATTCCTGAGATTGTATGATTATTATTGTATACTGTATTATCTGTTGCAGATTCAGAACCAGTAATTACAATTCTATCTCCCGCACCAAATCCATGATTCGTTTGGGTAAATGTAGCAGTAGTGCCAGATGTAGAAACATTTGCAGTTCCAAAATCACCAATTCCGATTGGACTACTATCAGCTCTACTATAAGCAGTAAGAATATCATTTGAGCTAAACGTGTTAGCACTTGTCATTTGAATTCTTAAAGTAGTATTCCCTGTGTCAGCTAAAGTTGTTGAAGCAAGGTCAAGAAAATCAAGAACAATACCAAAAGCATTATTTGAAGCATTCTTGACTAAAGTATTTGCTGTAAATGTATTCGCAATAGTATTTGCAAGATTAACAAATATAGAATTTGCACCAACTTTTTCTGGTGCATTACGATAAGAAGCTATCTCAGTATTTGCTACAGAAACAGGCGGGACTGTTTCATATCCTTGACCAGAAGATAATATTTGAACTGAACGAACACCACCGATTGAAGATTCCTGCATTGTAAATGAACCATGATAAGTGGAATCTGTATTTGCAGCGGGAGTTCCATTGATATCAAAAGTTGCACCAGTTGCACGAAATGTGGCATTGTATCCATTAGATGTTATTGCACTTCCATCACCATCTTTAGAAAGATCAAAAATAGTTACTTCATCATTGTTTACAAAATTATTTAAAGTTGGATCTACATTATGAGTTGTTTGATAGTCTATTGAACCTAACGCATAAGTAATTGAGGTAGAGTTTGTACTAACTACTGTACCAAATTTTGAGGTGCCTGGAGTGTATAAAGTAATACTTTCACCACTTCCAAACTTGGCAATAAAATCTCCTTGTTTTGGAGTAGTACCAGAAAGACCATCAAATGGTACAGTAAAGGTGGTAGTAGAATTTGATGATAAGTGAGTGTTTACTGTAAATGATGACCAAGGTGAAGAAAATGCAGAAGCATCCAATGTATCAGTTTTAAATGTACTAATAACTTCAGTTTGTGTAAATACATTTACTGTCTTAACGATACTATCAACTCTAGCAGTACCACCAGTACCACCAGTTCCATCATTAACAAATGTAACTACATCACCTACTGTATAACCATCGCCCGAATCTACTACAGTAATTCCAGTAAGAGAGGCTGCAGCTATCGAACCAATTTTAGCTTTAGCTCCTGTACCACCTCCACCAGTAACTAGTAGTTCATCACCCTTTGTATAACCAGAGCCTCCAAATACTATATCGACACTTTGTAAAACTCCACTTGTGGTTGCTGTTGCGAAATTTCCATCATCATCTGCAGTCTGAGTTTTTATTGCTTCACCCAAGAAAAATGTGGTATAGTCAGCATTCTCAGTTGCTTGATAATTAGCGTTATTAGCATCAAATCCAGATAAGAAAAATTCTGTAACATCAAGTGAACCAACTGCGTATCTTTCAACCCTTTCTACAACTGCAGAAACATTAGATGTTTGTCCTACAATTCTTTTACCTAAAAAAGAATCTGGAAAACTTGCTGAGTCTGTAAGAATTTTAATTGATTTGTCAAGAGTCCATCTTCCATCAGAAAGTCTCAACATATCATTACTAGGATAATAAAAAGTTACATCATCTATACCAAAAAGTAAACTGAAAATAAATCTAAAAGAATTTTCATTACCTTTTGCACGATAATAATCTTTTATATTTTTGAGTAAATTAGCTGTGTTTATATCTTCATTTTTATTAAACCCACTTAAAAATTCTTTTCTGAATAGTTCAACAAAACCTGCTGGAGCTTTATCAATATCTTGAAAAGCTTTTACATTTCTAGATGCATTGATTGGTTGTCTAGAATATGAACTTATATTAGCAGTGGCTCTTGAGGATTTACCACTAATACTTTCACCTACTTCAAAAGCACCATTATTTGTTTCTTCAATATAAACTTGAGTATTTGAGTATTTTCCCTTAACAATACCAGTGGCACCAGAATTTGCTCCAAGAATTATTTCACCACTTAAAAATTGATCACCCTGTCTTTTATCATTTTCAATAGTGATATAATCTGTAGAAGTATTTGAGGACTCAGTATTTCCATTTTCTTGAGAAATATAAGATGTAACATTAGATACTGTAATACTTCCACCCATTCCAGAGTGATTATTACAATAGTAGTAGAGAGTTTCCCCAGCAAGATCTGGTGAAACATAAAATGCTGCAGTAGAGGATGATTCAAGTCCAACTTCTATTCCAGTAGTTTTTTCATAAGCAACTTCGACTGTTCCAGTTCCATCTATAGTAAAGTCTTCAGATTGTATAAATTTATTTTCAGATAAACCTGTAAATTCTTCCAACAATATTTGGTGACCAGCTTCAAATGAAAGGTAACCACCGGCCGTAATAATTTCATTGTAAATTAAAATTCCAGAATCATCTTCAAGTGTAATATTATCAAAAACTATATTAGTATCACCAATCGCAAATGTCATATCCTCATAGAGCAAAATTCCAGAATTATCTTGAAGTGTAATATTGTCAAGATCTCCAGGCTCACCATCATAGGTAAAAAGTATATCCCCTCTGTCATCAGTAATAAATTGTTCACCACCAGCTGTGTGAATACCATTTGGTGTTTTCGATATGTGGAAGTAGTGTGTGGCGTTAGTTTCATCACCTTGATCAAAGATGGCATGAGCACCTGTGGTAAGTGTTATGGTTGGAGAAACTGCACCATCAACATAAAATTTATTTGCAGAATTACTGTATGAGTTATTACCAGTAGCAACAGTTATGGTGTATGTGGTATTTGCCTTTTCTTGTAAAATGGCATCTTCATTGAGGTCTAAATCTGTGAAGGTAATAAGATTCAGTTCAAGAAACTCATAGTATTTTTCTATGAACTTAGAAAATTTTGCGTGGTCAGTTTGAACAAAACTAGGAAGTTGTGAATCTATTTGACTATAAAGAATTCCACCATCTGTTATCATCAGTAGCTACTTCCCGAGCCACCACTACCACTTGATCCACCAGAAGTTGAACCACTAACAGCGGAAGAAGTAGTACCAGTAGTACTTGTTCCTGTTCCAAAGGTATCCACCATTGCAACAGAAATATCATTATTGGTAATAAGTAAAACTTGTTCTCTAACTGGTGTAACATCACTTGACGCTAACGCAACAGTTACCGATAAATTTGCAGTACCATCTCCAATTGAAACTGGTTTAAATCCAGCAAGAGCAACTACACCCGAACCATAAGTAACAGTTCCAACATTGTTTGCAACAATAATTCTAGTATCTCCTGTTGTACGATAAACTTGCATTACTCCATTTGCATCTTGTAGATTACACCCTGTTCTTAAAGTGTCGTCAGCATCAAAATGAGCAAATTCTGTACTGGTAACAGAATCTACATAATCAGTATAAGGGTGAAAAATTTCATTATTGTAATTTAAAGTATAAGAACTAGATACATTAAGAGAAGGAACAAATATTTTTTTTAATTTAACTGTAGAGAGACTACTTTCGATTGAAGTTTCAGACTCATCAATTTTTTTAATCAGAGGTGAGTATCTAAACTCATTTGCAAAACCTTTAAGATTGTCTACACCAAAATTGTAAACAGTATTAGAAACTAAATCTGCTATGGTGGATGCAGTATTTGAAGTCTTAGAGGAGTCATACTTAACAGTACTATCAAAAGTTAAATACAAATAATCTGGATCTACTATTTCAGTTGAAATAGATACCACATTTCTTTTTGCTAAAATATCATTTTTAATTGAATTTTTAGCAGTGACCGAAAGATTAAGTCCAGACTCTGGCCTTATTGCTAGATACACTTTACCATAAACTGGTGGATCATTATCTTCACCTCCCCAAGCAATAACTGACTCTGCATCTGCATAATCTCTTTGAACTAGTCTAATATAGTCATTAAGTGTTACTGCACGATTTTGAGCTTGGTAATTTCTTGGTGCATTAAATTTTATATCACTAATTGAATCTCTGTCTGCACCACCAGAAGCAGCTGATAATGTTGTTACTGTAACATTTGAATAACCGCCAACTGTACTAACAGGAGTAAATGTCCTTGCACCATTTGTAGCACCCGCATCAGCTATTAAAGATTTTAAAAGTATAATATTACCACTTGTTAATGCTCTTCCAATAGTTCCATCACCAAAATAAACTCTGTATTTATTGTCTGTATCTTCTTCTAAAAAGTATACGTTGGCTGTAGAGTTTATTGTAGTTGTATCATTTGCTACTGAATAGGTGTGTAAATTTGAACTAGTTGCAGAAGTTTGTACTTGTACCACAAGTGAACTTGTATCTGTATTTGCATTAGGTAAAGTAAATCTTTGATCTGGATCTGAGACATTCGCAGTATATCTATGTGTTAAAAGTATACCTTGTTGTAACTCTACATTAGCTGTTGTATATACACCATTTGAATTAACATTCAAAGTAGTGGAATTGGATGTAGAAAATACATAAGAGATACCATTTACTACAGCATTAAATTGTGTGTCTTTTGCAATTACAATAGTAGCAGGAGTATTTGCAGGAGTAATGGTTAAATCAACATAAGCTTTTGCACCCCTAACAGAAGTAGGAGTATAACCTAAATGCTTGGCCCTAGACACTACAGAGTTTCGGAGAGATGCTGTGTCAAGGAACATCTCATTTACAATCATGTTCAAATAGAATGCATTGTAATGAGTGTTGTAGGCCAAAAGATCCATGAGAACAGACATTGCTGAACCATCAAAATTATAATCAGCTAATTCATTTTGATCACCTAAAAAATTTTTAAGATTTGATTTAATATTATCGAAATCTAATTCAGATACTTTAAGTTTAGAAGATACATCGCTCATTTTTTTTATCTCTCTCTATTTAAGAATACATCTACTTGTTCTGTTTCTAAAGAATTATTGATATTAAATTTTATAGCAACTCTATAACGATTATATTCTTCGTCTGAAGTGACTGTTATATCTACTAAAGAAGCTCTAGTTTCCCATGCCTCTATTGCAGATACACATGCATCTGTCAGCCTTTGTTCAGTAAGAGGTGTCATTGGTTCAAATAGTATATTCTTAATTCCAGAACCAATCTGTGGTTGAAATAATCTTTCAAACTCTGCTGTCAATAATATATTTTTAATTCCTCTTTTTACAGAAACTGCATCCTTTACTGTTGCAACATCTCCTGTCTGTGGATTTGCCGTAAAATCAAAACTCAAATCTGCATAAGATTTTTTGTATGTTGCCATAATTCCTCTGTTATTATTTAGTTAAACTATCTAAATCTAATTATTAGTTATCTTCCAACAAATTTCTATCTGCTGGTAAATTTTCGGGGTTTGGTACATTATCTAAAGCTTTAGCATAAGATTCAACTATTCCTCCCTGGCCAGTTTCAGTTATTGCATCATCACCTTTAACTGTAATTACCATTTTCTTATATTCAGTATCATCATCTGTGGGTGGAATTTGCAAACGAGTAACACCATCTTCTTCAGTATTTCTTCCCTCAACATCTGCAATAAAAATTTGAGCAAGTTCCTCACTTGATCTTGATGTAGTTTCAGTAAATGAAATAATGGTATCATCACCTGTAAAGAAACCAAATCTACCATTAAATCCAGCATTTAATTCTGGATCTTTTACAGCACCATCAATAACTTTAAATATTTGTTGTTGCATTGATCTTTCACTTGGAAAAGTATTAAATGGTGCATCAGCAGTCATTGTCCAATCGAAATTATCACCCTCTATTTGTTCTATTGAATCTTCTACTGCTGCAAAAGTATTTTCATTTCCTTGAAACACTTCATAAACTGTAGTACCTTTACCATTTGGTTTATGAGATGATCTATTTGTCAATACTTCTTTTGTAAATCTTCCCTCTCCAACAAGTGTTGTTGTATTTCCTTTAGTAAAATCAATTGCCAATTCTGGATCTTGGCCAGTTGAAGTTTCTCTATCTGGTTCTAATGGTGCACTTCCATCATAAGGAAACTCTATAAATTGCCCACTACTGTTATCATACTGTCTAACTATTCTTTCTTCATCAACTGTAGTTCCAGTTATTGTAGGCCCAAGTTTGATATGGTCTACTACTAAACTACCAAGATCATCAAACCTAAGAATTTGACCAAAACATCCAGACTTCATTCCAAGAACATAATCACCAACATTAGGTTTTACGTTATTCCATTCTGTAAATTGTATTGTTGTTGCATCTCTAAAGGTAACTGGTGGATTAAGACCAGCAGCATCAAAAACATCTGTTGCTAATTCAGCTTGAGCAGCAGTGGCTTTACCATAATCATCACTTAATTTTTGTACTGCAGCATCCAATTCAGATACATCTGGAATAGAAGCAACTTCTTGAAACTCTAATCCTAATCCTTTAAAAAATTTTTCAAAACCTTTTGTTGCACTTAATCCTCCCATTCCACTAACGGATACCATTATAAAACCAGCAGAGTAAGTTAAAGTATCTGGTGGTGGATTTTCTGAACTAGTTAAAGCTTCTTGAATTGCTTGATTTCCTCCAAAGGTTTTAATTGTCAACCAATAAACTCCTGCAGCAGGAAGTCCATCCGCAAATATTTTAAGGAAAGCTTTAATTTTACTTGCTATTTCTTCAAATTGTTCAACTGTTTCATCAATAAGTTTTATTATTCTTGCAATAAATTCATCAGAAGTTGCAGCGAATCCTTTTAATCCCTCCGCAAATTGTATGATTTCATCAAAGAAATCTGAATAGCCGGGGATTACATCTTTTAGTTTGATTGATTCAAAATCTGGATGAATAGAGTCTGGAGCTGCAGTATTAACTCCCAATACTTTTCCATAAGAAGCCACATCATCTGGATTAACTTGATCATATGGTACAGTACGATCAAGAGCTGAACCTTTAGCTGGTTTGACTATTATACTGCCCGGCACTTTAGTTTCACCAGAGGCACCAGCCTCGACTATAATATCAGGCGTTGTTATTCCCTCAAAAATTTGTTCATCTGGAAAAAAAGTTTCCTCACCAATCATTTTAACAAGTAATTCTAATTTTTGTATTCTTCCATCCTCATTATCATCTACTGTGCTTTTAAATATTGTGGTTTTTCCACTGGCTAATGTGAGAACAGTTTCTTTTACTTTTTTTAATTCATAATCTTCTTTTTTTACTATCTTTGTTATTTTAGCTTTTGCGTTACTGTTTTGTCCTATTATGTAATATGGACTTTGATCAGTGCTTACTCTAAAATTCCCCCATTTACTGTCATTGGTAACAGTCATCGGTGTATCTGGTGGAGCAGTAGCTCTTTGAAAAATTGCAGAGATATCATCAGTAAATTCAGAGATAGAAGGTAAATTACCAAACAAATTTTTGAGAGCCTCAAAAGCTTCTACAAACCTTTTATAGCTTGTATTATCTACACCAACTATTGCAACAACAGCAAGAACTTCAATTCCTTGAATATTAGCACTTCCCGAAAAATTAGGTTTTCCAGATTGTACTCTTTCAGTAATTGGTTGACGCTCTTCAAGTGTACGATACCTTGGGCCATCTGAATGATGGATGTATTGATCGGGGAAAAAATAAAGTGACTCGGATTGTAACCTATCGGGATTAAAAGTACCTTTATCAACTAACTCACCAGAGGCAGTGTATATTTCTGCAAATTTAGTATTTGGCCGAACAATATCTTTCCATTGAGGAAGAACTCTAAATGTTGAAACATCGCCTGGATCATCAAAAGCCTCAGACATAATTCTAAGTACTTTAGAAGGTTTCATTTGTGGTGGGTTTATTCCAAATGTTTCTCCAAAATCATTAACTATTGGAATATTAGCATAAACTGGTGCGTCACCTGTCCAAGTTTCGGGGTTATATCCACCCAGCTCCCATTGAGCCGGACTAGCTAATATTGGAATTGGTGGATCAAAATTTGGATCATTTTTATTTCTTTTCTCACTATCTAGATAATCAGTTGAAAGATCAGCAATCGCAAGAGTTCTCCGATACTCAGTATTTACAATCCTATTTACAGGTGGTAAGGAAAAAGAACCTATTTCAAATTGATACAAACCATTTGAATCTTGTTGTATGGCTAGTCCAAATTCTCTATCAGTTTGATTTCCATAACTTTCATCATTTGGATTAATAAACAAATAAAATACTCCAATTTCTTTAAAATCATTACACAACTTAATAATTTCATTGGCAGCTATTTTAATTATGGCTCCAGCTGGATTTATCAATAACACAAATAATTTAGCTACATCTGCACCCTGCTTAACAAGTTTTAACAATATATCTAAATTGTTTATTGCATTTTGGGCATTTTGAGCAATCTGTTTAATTTCTGGTGGCGTTTGTAATTCTTTACTATTCCAGTTAGCCATTTTTATTTTCCTCAGACTTCACAGTATTTTCTTTCTTTTTTATTAAAGCTGTTTTTTGATATTTAAGTTGTTCTATTGTACTTTCTACTGTATGTAAAACTTCAGTCCATTTTTTAACCATTTCAGAATCTTTCATTGCTTTTGAATCTTGCCAAATACCTTCTTTACTCATATTAGCCTCCCACCATAACTGTTGAACCTGTTCCTAAAATTAAAGCCCCACAATCTCCTTTATCCATCATTCTAGCTACACCTTTAGTGCCTTTTGCTGTCATAACAGTTGTTGATACTTGTTGAACTACTCCTGTATGAGCTGATTGGCCAAGAACATGAATTCCTATTACATCTTGTGCGACAAGTGGTGGAGAGCCCATAACTGTTACATCGGTTGTAGTTGCAGTTATTGGTGATGGTGAAAAACCTGCATGACCTATTGATTGATCTCCCGCTATTGCACATGGCATTGACATAATAATTCTCCTTATACTGACTCTAAAATTGTGAACAATCCATTTGAATATGAATTTGCTAGTGACTCTTCATTAAGAATACTAACTTCTGTATCTGAATCATCTGGATCATCTCTGTGTTTAAATGCATTTCCATTAAAATTTAATGTAGTACTTGATGCATTATTTTGATCTGAAAATACTATTACTTGATCATCTCTATCACTATCTGTATTATTGTAAACTGAAACAAAAAAGAAACCATCTTTATAATTTCCTGTACCAGTTTCAAATGCATCTCCAAAGCCATCTATAGTATTTAACACCGAAGCGGCTGTGGATGTACCTTGACCTCCTGTGTATACTCCCATTTGATTATGAACTTTTTGTGCTCTAATAGTAAAGTGAACTTTAAAGTTTGTACCTTCAGAAGTTGTTTTAAAAAGTAAAATATTATTTTGGTCATCTACTACAGGAGCATTTTCTACATTATCTAAAAACCAATAAGAACTAGAGTTTGTAACTGGCCAAGAAGTATCTGCATATGAAAGTTCATAAGTTTCTCCATCACCTGTATCACTTGACAAAGTAATCTCTGCATTAGATTGTACCACAAATTCACTATTTGAGGTTGCATAACTTACATTGGTAGTAAATCCATTTTGATATGTTAAAGTTTTAAATCTTGCTGGTGATGGTAAAGCATTAGCAAATTTAGTTGGAAAAGTCTGTGAACCAGTTTCAAGTCCAAATATAAAAAATCCACCTTCTGTAAGTATACCTCCTGACTCATCCTCAAGTAAAATAATATTACTGACTGCATCAACTCCTTGGATAGTAACCACATCACCAGACTGAATAATTGTTCCATCAGTCTTTACTCTGTTCAATGCGTAATCTCTTGCGTGTTTGAATTTTGGAAAATAAGAATCAAGTTCATTTAATCCAGAATCGGGAAAAGTAACGACACGATTAAAATCTTCAGTTTCTATTTTTCCACCAAATTCACCTTCTTGTAAAATAAACTCTGTTCCAAAAGATTTTGCCAATCCATCTTCAAGATTTATAAATCCACCAGCAGTAATTTTACTTGTTGCCAAACCACCAGAAAAAGCTCCATTTGATGAAATTTGACCAGTATCCTCATTCAACTTTAATCCCATATCTCTGAACATAGACTTGTATGTTGGGCCACTGGTAAACTTAACCGATGCAATTGAAGCAGTTGCAGAGTTATCCGCATAGACATAATATTGTGTACCTAAAGATATATTTGAACTTGTATCTCCTCTAAGAAGAACAATATTATTTCCTCCACACCCTCCATGTACAATCTCTGCAATTCCAGCTCCACTTCCTGTTCCAGAAACTTTTATTACCGCTCCTGTTTTGTCTATTCCATCATAAGTTTGTAATTTAAAAGAACCTTCACAAGTTTGTCCACCAACAACAGTACTCTTTATAATTTCATAAGTAAAAACTGTTGTGTTTGATACTGAGTGTACATTATGAATTCCATTAATATGAGTTGGATTATCACAGCCAGTCATTATTATTTGATTTTGTTGATCTGTCAATCCATGAGCACCATCTGTGGTAACTGTTACTTTAGAATGTGTAGCAATTGGGCCTACATCACTACTAGGAGCAATTGTTACAGAATCAACAGCTACATTAGTAGTTGTCATATGATTATCCAACTCATATTCTGAATCTGGATGTACTCTAAACTTAATAGTTCCTTCGTGTGCCGTAGAACTAGATGTTGATTCTCTAAATGGTTGTTGTGGAAACCAATTTTCTAATATTTTGTTAGAAACATTAGTAAAGAAAACTTCTTGTGTAAAAGTGGCTCCAGAGCCATCTGTAACTTGCACACGATCACTAAATCTTCTTGTAAGACTAGAATCCGTTCTAGCTCCAAAATTTGTAACAGTAAAATGATGTGTATTAGGATCTACAGAAGTATCTGTTGAAGTTGTACCAATAAATACATCTTCCATATTTGTACGAAGCCCCACTCCAGCACTTTCACCTGGCTTTGTTCCTCCACCAGCTATTGCTTGTAATGGAGTTGACGTATGTGAAACATCAAATTCAATATTTGAAAAAGGTGTACTTGAAGCATGAGCAGTTGGTGGGCCAACTGCTGTCGATGCAGCCACAGCCAATGTACCATCGGGATTAAAAGTTAATCCATCACCATCTCCTGTATTTGCAAATGCTACATAATTGTGACTTACACCAGATTTACTTATGTGGTCTGCAACTGAAGAACCTTTCGCACCAGTATCAAATGAACACAACTCAAATTGTCCACCACTTAAAGAGAAAGTTCCCTGAGGCCCACCCCTTGATACATAAGAAGTATTTTCATGAGTTTCAGTGCTTCCTCCTTCAGAATTTATAGTATTCTCTGTAGTTAAAATTCTTAATGTATCAAAATCTGTTACAGAAAAATCTCCATTAGAAAATTGTGCAGATTGTGGAATTAAATCACTTTTTAATTCAATAAATGGTTCATGAGTAGAGTTTCCAGAACCATGACCAGACACATTTGTAGTAGCAAACGAACTAGAATTTCCGTAAGTTGTAAATACTACTTTAGGATCACCCATAATCTCTTCCTTAATTCAATTTAACTAGAGAGCCTTCAACTGTAGTAACACCACTACCCTTTACGTTAACAAGAGCTCCTTCAATGGTAGTTTGTGCTGACGTTGAACTTCCTACTGTTACAGTTGGCCCTATTATTGAAACTCCAGCTGCAGTAAGAGATATTGAAGACGCCCCATAAGTTAGGGTCATTCCTGCAGCAGACATTGTAAGTAATCCTCCAGCACCAAGAAGTGAACTTAACGTAATACTTGCTGGAGTCATTTGAAAAGAAGCCAGTGTGCCAGTACCACCCGGCTGGCCTGGAAGCATTGGGCCAAGATCAACATTAAAATTACCCAATCCAAAGTTTGCAGTATTAAAATTAATATCACCAAAAGTAGCTTTAGTTACTCTAGCTTCCTGTGCTGGTGGTACAGAAAAATTTACAATAGTTTCTGTTATATTACCACTTGCAAGAACATTAAAAGATCCACCAGTAGTTATTCCAGCAGCTCCTTTTGTAGCTATTGAACTTGAACCAGCTTCCATAGAATGTATTCCACCTGTTATTTGTGTAAAACTTCCTTTAATTTTGTCTGTTTGACTACCATCTTTAAAGTCTTTTTTTAAAGATGAACCTACTAAAGTTATAGGATTATCACCAGCATCAATAGTTATACCAGAACCTTCATTTACTAAGAAAGATTGTGTAGTAGATTTAAAACTAAAAGATTTGGCAGAAAATTCTATAGGGCCTGGGTTACTATTATGAAAATATCCTCCCTTAGCTACAATATCTAATGTTTGTGTAATATTCAAAAACTTACTACCTTTTATTGAGGTATAATCATTGTTCATTCCCATGTGAAAATTCTCATTCACTACTTTAACAATTCTTTGTCCTAATGAACCAATTTCCTCATAAGTTCCTGTTCTATGATAACGATGTAATCTTTCCCTACTTGGTGTATCATCAATCTCTATGAGATGACCACTTTCTGATAAACTAACATGATTGTATGGATATACCGCACCATAAAGTGAATCAGGCCGAGGCTCCTTCCATCTAACTCGGCTTTGAGATACAACTGTATCAGTATCGGGATCTCTTATCACTTCTGTTCTTGCTTGTAGAAATCCTCTTAATCCATCTGTTGCTATCCAGTTTTTATTTTTTTGACCATGAATTCCGTTTGAATATTCATTATCAGTAGTTCCATATTTACCTCTAGCTTCTCTTGGTGTGGTAGGTTCATCAAGATACTCGTCGCGAGGATATGTAGATCTAGTTGTTTGTTCTTCCAAAACAACATTAACAGATTTTGCAGCATTAGGCCCTGCTGATAAATTTTTTCTAAATTTTCCTGTAACATCTAAAGCAGTATTAGCATCCGTTTGACTTTTATAATGTGTAATTTCTAGTGGGGGATATGGAATATTTTTTGCTGGGTCTTCAGCATTAAATGTAAGAGCACTGATTGGTGCATCTTTTTTTAATGGTGCAAGTAATGGATGAACTGGGCCACCTGTATCTCCCCTTGGATCAGAAAATCCCTCATCACTAGGAATTTTTGATTCAGCCGAAGGTATTCCACCTAAAGTTCCAAAGAAAACTGGTTCTTGACCTTGCATCCCATCACGATAAAATCCAACAACCCACGTTCCCTCAACGGGCCCAGTTGGACTAATACCTACACCAGTTTGTGCAGCAGAAAGAATCGGTTGAACAGGATATGCCCAAGGTAAAGCTTCCGTTGGCATATCAGCTTTATCTTCAGTATGCCATCCAAGGATTCTAATTCTACATCTTCCAAGATATAATGGATCATAGCGGTCTTCAACAACTCCTTGCCACCAGACAAATCCATCTTTTCCCATATATTCAGTCATATATCAAAATCCTCTACTTGCGTTTCCTGTTTTTGCAAAGTCTTCAAGTCTATTTTCAGTATACTCATCCGCAGATGCCTGCAGTTCTTCTTTTGTTAATGGTAATCCAGTAATAGGGTTTGGTACTTGTATGATTGGTTCTTTTGCTTCAAATCCAGAAGATACTGCAGACTTGTATCCATCTTTAATTGCCTCAACATGCATTGTGTATTCATCTTGTGTAATTTTATGTCTTAATGCAGTAATTAAAAATTTACCACTATAATACTTATGACCAGCTCCTCGACCAGATGTGGTAGACACTTCTGGATTTTCTGTAGGATAATCAAATGAAATTAAATCACCAACTTCTCTTGCAGAGTCGCCAGGAGCTGTAAAATTTAATTTGACACTATCAAGTTGTAGTCTTTGAGATATTCTTCTAGCCAAAACATCTTCAACGTGATTTTCTTTTATATCTTCACTTATAGGATGACCATCAGATCCTAGAGTTTTTTGTTCTTTAACTACTTTTTCATTATCTTTTCCTATAGTAACTCTTTTTATTGGCCCATTATTAAGATATGCTCCTTGTCCAGCATTTGATGGAACTAGTGATATGTGTGTTTCGGGTCTACCCAAAAAATCAGCATTGTCTGAACATAGTCTACCACTTTCAGTTGAAACAGATGCATCAAATTGTGTTTTTTCTGGATCACCTTTTTCTTTATTTGTTGTAGATGAAAAAGTATTGGTTGATAGATCTTTTACAGTAATTTTATTAGGTGGTGTAACATAATGAAATTCTCTTCGATCTACTTTCATTTGGATAAGGTCATGAGTAATAATACGATTTGCGTACATACCTAATGTCAAATTTTTCATTGTATCAAAAGAATCTACTAATCTAAAACTGGTCACTGCTTCATACGAATCATTTTTATTTTCTCCCATATTTGCTGGTATATACTTATAAGAAGCAACAAATGGTTTTATATTTTCTTGGGGCTCAGGATCATTTTTAAATACTGGAATATGTGAAGAACCATCATTTTTAGCATCATTTAAAACAGCATTTACGCGTAAGTGAGGTAATTCTTTCTCTATCTCAGTAGGGTCTTTTTCTTTGAACAATCTAAAACCACCTAACATGAGAGTTTCTATAGAAACAAATCTAAATCCTTGAAGAGTTTGGTAAAATACAAAATTTGCACCTTTTGTTAGTGTACTTGCAGAAACTGCTTTTGAAGCCAAAAAATTTATAGCTCTAAAAGGATTCATATTTGGAATTACTACTTCAACTGGAAATCTCGTGGGTTCAACCAAAAATGGTTTTCTTGCTTTAGGTTGTCTTATTGGTTTTTTATCTTTAATAAAATAATCAAGAAATATGTCTCTTGCTATATCCGCAAGAGTGTAAGGTTTATCAGTAATAGGTGTTTGTGTTCCTCTAATATTTTCTTTTGTTGGATAAATTCTTCTAACTTTTGATAACAAATTTGTAAATTGACTATCTGTTACAAAGTATAATTTAATAGTTCTAGAATTATCTGTCACTTGAATTGGTGGATCTACTTTGTAAACTCTAAAACGATTAATTATTTCTTTTGGTGCATCTGCTGGTTGTGGTGCAGCATTAAGTTCTACAGGTGCATTAGATACAGGAATAGGCGCAGCAGTAGCTCCAGCAGTAGAAAAAGAAAGTTCTAATATTTCTTCTCCAATAATAGGAAAAGATTCTATTAAACCTACAGTATCAGTAAATGTAATATCACCAGAGACAATTGGAGAATATATATCTTCATATAAATTTAATTGGTGCCAAACACTTGTGAGAAGATCTAAAACATTAGCACCAGATCCAGTATCTATATCAACATTTGCAGATGTTAACACCATCTTAGTAATTTTAAAATCACCAACTATAGATGGTTGACTCTCAGGATTAAATGCAGTTTTTTTCTCTTGTTCAGTTAATATTGGATCAGCCATTATCTAAATAATCCTCTAGCTTCATCTTGAATACCTTGTATGAATTGAGCATCAATTAGCTGAATTTCTCTTTTTGATTCATTCAAATCTTGTTCATATCCATATGCATAGACTATTTTTCTCTCATCATCTTCTGTTCCTGTATAAGTTTGATAATCAATTTCTAATGTATACTCTGGAACCGCATCATCAAGTTTTGTTTGTTCAACTCTAGCTCTTGCAATATATTCATAATGATGAACTTGACTTTGAGCTATTTCTATTGAACCATATTTTTGTATAATGTATGCTCTTAAATCTTTGTAACTAAGTGGCCACTCGTAATATGGATCTACTATATTATTTACAAGATATATTGTCCAAGTATAAATGGTAGATCCATAATATTGATAAGCAAGAACATCTGGTCGCATACCCTCTGGAACAACATAAGGATAAAAGACTGTTACATCATCTACAGCAGCATCTTTTAATTTATTTCTAATCATCAAATTTACAGCAACAGTAAAGTCTGGAACTGTAGAATTATTACCACTTATGTCATAAGCTATTCTTGGATAATTTGCAAAAAATTCTGACATATTAATACCCCGCCCTTATATCTCTTTTAGTAAGAAGTTGTGTCTCTTTAAGTGATAATGATATTGTAGTGGTTAATGGTTGATTATCATCTGTAAAAGAAGTTAAACCAGAAGTTGCATAATCTACATTAAAACTTTCCAAGAAACAATTATGAATTTTAAATAGTGGTTTACTAGGATCTTCACCAGTTGCTTCTTTATTATTAACATAATATCTTATTGAAAATTCGTCTGGATATGTTAAAGTAACAGAAGAGTTAATTTGTTGTTGTGCACCAGTGCCGGGATGCATTCTTATCTTAAAAAATCTAACTATATTATAAATTTCTTTAGCTTCTTCAGCTGATCGTGGAATTAATATAAAAGTGTAACTAAAAGTACGAAACCCGCCAGGCCCTTGATACACAACTGCTTTATGTGGATTTAAAATTTGTCCTGTTGCTCGTGACACTGCTTGAGCTCCAGCACCAGCAAAGGCAGATGCTCTTTTACCAAATTCAGTTACGGCTACCTTACCAAAATCTTTAGCAACACTAAGTTTATCAGCACCTGCAACATTTCCTTTTATCACACCAGCTGCTCTCATAGCCCCAGTAATATCACCTGCTGCTAATGCATCTCCAGCACCAGCAAGGTCTTGATTAGCTAACGCAATAAAACCACCCAGTTCTACATCACCAATGGATTGAGTGTATGCTGTTTTCAAGGCATCGGGAGGCATATACAAAACAACTTCTCCATTTTCTGTACCCCTTCTACCTTGTGTAGATGAAGTATATGATCTTTTTGCAGTAAATTTTATGTAATGAGGATATTCCGTACCAGTACCCCCCACGCCTGGTGGATATTTGAATAATTGTCCTGTATCAGCTGAATTTTCTTCAATTTGTTGTTGAACTGGTTGCTGAGTTAATAGTGGATCTCCATTTGACATTATGTTACTTTCTTATAACTTGATAATTTTTATTTGGGCGATTTTGTGCCGTTACTACATATTTATATGAGGTATAAAGGATTTTTTAGACCAAAAAATATTTCAAAATATAAAGGTGATTATAGGAAAATTGTATATCGTTCTAAACTTGAACTTACCTTTATGAAATATTGTGACGGCAGAGATAATGTTTTGAAATGGTCAAGTGAGGAAATAGTAATTCCATATCGCTCTCCCATTGATGGTAAGGTGCATCGTTATTTTCCTGACTTTTGGGTAAAGACTACTCAAGGTGAAACACTCATAGAAATTAAACCTAAAGTTCAAACCAAACCACCCAAATTGAAATCAAATAAAAGAAGGTATATTAGAGAAGTTAGAACATGGGGAGTTAACGAAGCTAAGTGGAAAGCAGCAATGTCTTACTGTGAAAACAAAGGTTGGAACTGGAAAATATTAACTGAACAAGATTTAACTAAATATTAGTATTATGGCTGAACAAAGTTTTTTAGATACACTTAAACAATCAATCAAGACAAGTGCAGCTAGTGCAAAAGCTAGAGCAGCTGGAGATTGGTTTAAGGAAAAAGTAAGACAGGCAAGTGCAAGTGCTCAAATGAGAGCAGTAACTCCAAACCAACTTCTTAGAAGACAAGAAGAAGGTAGTGCGACACTTGGAAAAATGTTGTTCTATAAGTATGATCCAAAGTTCGCTAAGAAGTTACCTTATTGGGATATGTACCCTTTAGTGTTTCCATTTGAAAAAGCTAAAGGTGGATTTTATGGTTTAAATTTACATTATATTCCACCAAGAGAACGAGCAGTTCTTATGGATCAATTAAAAAGATATGCAACTAATAAAAAGTATGATGAAACTACAAGATTAAAATTAACATATGATATATTAAAAGGATTTGGTAGAGCAGTTCCATGTGTAAAAAGATATCTTGGTTCTAATGTTCGTTCAAATACTGTGAGGATAAACGCAGACGAGTGGGAAATAGCAATATTCCTACCAGTTGAAAGATTTCAAAAAGAAAGTACAAGAACTGTCTGGAATGACAGTAAGAAATTCTATTAATGGCACAAACTCAATTTAGTATAGAAAAATTAAAAGCAACTGTTGGTGAATTTGCCAAAGGAAATAGATATAATGTATTAATCGAAGCTCCTAATTTTCCATTTCCAGTAAATATGCCAAATACATTACAATACTTGTGTGAATCCGTTTCACTTCCAACTAAAGGTATAGCAACTAATCCACAGGACATACACGGCCCACCAAGAGAAATAGCTTACAGAGAAACATTCACAGAGTCTGCATTATCATTTATTTTAGATGATGCTTTTCGCGTAAAAGAATTTTTTGACTCATGGCAAGCAAATATTATAAATCCTATTACTAATAATCCAAGTTATTATAATGATTATGTTGGAGCAATTAAAATATCTAGATTATCTAATGATGCAACTAGTTTTTCTCAAGCAGATGCAAGGTCAAGTTATAACATAGAATTAGTAGATGCATATCCATCTGCTGTTGGTGAAGTTGCATTGGGTCATACAGGAGGAAATGAAGTATTAAGACTTCCTGTAACATTTAAATATAGAAGGTGGAATGCATTGGGTACTACAAATGGTATTTTACTAGGAGCTTTATCTGGTAGTTTATAAAATATAAAATAATGGTTTGAAAAAGGAGAATATTATGGCTTTGCCAAAATTAAATACTATACTATATGATTTAAAATTACCATCATCTAGTGAAAAGATTGAATACAGACCTTTTTTAGTTAAAGAAGAAAAAATTCTTCTTATGGCTCTAGAAGGACAAGATGAAAAGGAGATGATAAAGGCAATAAAACAAATAATAACTCAGTGCGTAACAACTGAGGGTTTTAATGTCAATAAAATTTCAATGATTGATCTTGAGTATCTTTTTCTTAATATTAGAGGAAAAGCAGTTGGTGATATAAGTTCAATTTCATTTGAATGTAAAAAATGTGGTGAAACTATTAAACTTGATGTAGATCTTTCTAAAGTAGAAATAGTTAGAAATGAAAACATATCTGATTTAGTAAACATAACAGATGATATTTCAATTCGTTTAAAACCTCCTAGTATAGATAACTTAATCGGGGCTGGAAATAAAAATCAAGTGGATTTGGTTATGGAGATAGTTAGAGAATGTTTAGTTGAAATTATCCAAGGTGCAGATGTATTTTCTGCTCAAGATCATACTAGAGAAGAGTTAGATGAATTTTTAAATTCACTAAATTCTGGACAATTTAAAAAGATTCAAGATTATTATGAATCTTTACCAAAAATGAAACAAGACATTGAATACACTTGTCCAAAGTGTGGGAATACTGAAAAGGAAACTTTAGAGGGGTTAGCTTCTTTTTTCGCATCTGCCTAAGTCATAACTCACTTGAAGCGTATTATTTACAAAATTTTGCAATGATACAACACCATAAATGGAGTTTGACGGAAATCGAGGATATGTTGCCCTACGAAAGAACACTATATTCAGAATTACTTATGCAATGGGTAAATGAAGAAAATGCTAAGATTGAAGAACAAAATCGTAAAAGTAAAATTCAATAAACCAAGTAATAAAGATACAGATGGCTGAAAAAAATTTAAATGATGTAGTTGATTCATTAAAATCGGTTGAAGATACCATTAAAAATCCACCAAAATCTGCGGCAGATGTTGAAGCTGCGGATGAAAAGGCTCGTGCCGATGCAGAACAAAAAGGTATCTTTCAAGGTATTTTAAATACTCTTAATAAAGGTTTTGGTGCTGCAACTGCTAAAGATAAAAAATCTGGTGGACTTATTGCAGGTCTTCTTGGTGGTATTGGTGCAGGAGTGGGTGTAATTGGAAAAGCAGTTGGAAGCCTTGCCATGGGATTTGGAAAAGGTATGATAGCTCTTGGTCTTGGTATCGGTGGTTTTGTTATAGCATTAGGTGGTGCATCTAAAATTGCAGAATTAATAGGTGGAGATCCTAAAGTTTTAGTAGGTATCATTTCTACATTCTTTGATGCATTTAGTGAAGAAAACGCTGCAAAGATGGGTGTACTAGTTACAATAGCTGCCTTATTGGCTGGGTTCAGAGTTAAACCATTAATGTTTGCTGGAATGATGACAGCAATGGGTGCTGGTATTGCAGGATTTGCTGGTGGTATATTATTAGGTTCTGGAATTGCTCAGTTTGGCTTGTCAACATTAGGTGGATTAGATGGAGGAGCTCTTGCTACTTTATTGAATAGTTTTTTTGGTGCAATGACACCAGAAACTGCTGCTGGGGTGGGTGTTCTTGCTACAATTGCTGGATTATTGGCTGGATTTAAGGTCAAAGGCCGTGAAATGGCTACAATGATGACAGGAATCGGTGCTGGTATTGCTGGTTTCGCTGGTGGTATATTATTGGGTTCTAAACTTGTTGATTTTGGTGTTTCAGCAATGGGAGCAATAGATTTTAGTGCACTTACAAATTTACTACAAGGATTTTTCTCTGCAATAACACCAGAGATTGCGATAGGGCTGGGATCAATTGTTGCTCTTGCAGGAATAGCAACAAAACTTGGAATTAAAGACATAAAAAGTGCAATTGGTTTAGCAGCAGGAATGACAGCAATTGGTATTGGTATCGCTGGATTTTCTGTTGGTCTTCTTTTAGCTGATGGTCTTGCAAAAGTTGGAGGATTAGAAGCATTAGGTTCAATAGATGGGAGTAGTGTTGCAACTCTTTTGAAAAACTTCATGGGTGCGTTTGATGGAATTGGACTTACTGCTCTTGGTGGATTAATAATAGCAGGTAGTATTCTTGGAGCTGCTCTTGGGCCTGCGGCTCTCATAAGTGTTCCAATTGGTATGGGTGCAATCGGTGCTGGTATTGCTGCTTTTATGTTACCAATCTTAGCAGCAGACTTTATTGCAAAATTAGGTGGAGATAATGTTGGTGGAAGTTTGGCAACACTCCTTACAAACATTGGTAAAGGTATTGGTGGTTTTCTTGGTGGATTCGCTGGGGAAACAATGAAACAAATGGAAAGTATTGATGGTGATAAACTTGCACAAATAGGAAAAGGTATTTTTGATCTTGGTACTGGAATGCTAGCATTTGCTGGTGGTAGAGCTGCAGGAGGAATTGCAGATCTAGCTGGAGGAATTGGTAATGCAATTGGAAGTTTATTTGGTAGTGAGAAAAAAGGCCCTCTCCATGTATTTGCAGAAATATCTAAAGATACATCCATTAATGCAGACAGACTTTCTAAATTAGGTGGTGGTATAAAAGATCTCGCAGACGG